TCCTTCCGTTTAAAAGCTATACGATGACAGCCAATGTCCTAGACAACAAGCGTCTAAATAAGCAAATACTTGAGGGTTATCAAATCCTTAAAGTACTTTCTAACAATGACCCTAAAGCTGCTTGGCGTAATCACCCCGCAGTAAAAATGTGGCGTGGTCACGAGGGTCAGTTGTGGATTTACATACAGGCTATGGTTGCCGCGGCTAACGACCGCGGCATCAAGACTGATAAAAATGTAGAAAACTTAAATGCCTTGAAAAAAGAAAAAGGCAATAGATGGGGTTGGAGACTACCGCGTTGGTACACAGACCCATTTACTCTTGTAAAAGTATTGACAACACACCAGGCTAACCTGTATCGTAAAGACCCTATGTATTATTCCGACTTTGAAGACTCAGTTTCTGACTCCGACAATACTCCGTGCTGCCCTACCTGTCAGTATTATTGGGTAACCCACGTTGTTAAGGATAAAAACTAATGGGGAATAAATTGACCCTCAAAGAGGTACTAGTAATAGTAGCTATTTTTGGCTCTATGATTGGTACTCTGATTTACGGGTTTTACCTAGTAAAAGAAGAACAAGAAAAAAACTGTTGGAACAAGTACACAACAGAATACGATGCAATTACAAATTGCGAAGGAGTAAATAAATGAGTTACGACCTACCAGGATATGATAGTTGGAAACTAGCAACACCATGGGACGATGAAGTCTCAGCCACCGCACAATTTGACTGTACTGAATGCGAAGAGTACAATGAGCAAGAAGTTATAGTTACTAGACGTGACGGTTACTGGGAGGCAGAGTGCTTTGAGTGTGGCGAGGTCAACTCAGGTGACTTAGGAGAATAATGAGATACGTAGTCTGTGAGCATGAGCTAACTCATACTAGGGGAACTCACACCTGCGATGGCTGCTGCGCTCAGTATTTACTATTAGAAGATGAAGATGACTGAAAAAGATTTTATTGACGAACTTTTTGGTGAGTCTTTAGATTACTACCCCGGTAGTAAGCGTAAGCGTAGAGACGCGCCTAAACCAGTTGAAATAGACCCCAGCTGGGAAAATGATTTTTACGAAAAAACTTTGCCAAATGGTAATGTAGTACAAATGTATCTGCTAGGCTCTTTGGCAAAGGCCCTAAACAGGCCCGTAAAAACTGTGCGGTTTTGGACTGAAAGTGGAACACTTCCAGCCTCACCGTATAGACTGCCATCTAAGATAGGAAAGAACGGCAAAGAATATGTCGGTCGCAGACTATACAGTAAAGCCATGATAAAAATCACTGTAGAACTTTTTGAAAAGGCTGGACTTTTAGACGTAAATCCTATAGAATGGTCTTTACACCGGAATCTTAGTGATAAGATAGCCGAGGCGTGGGAAACCATCCGCGCAGAAGAAACAAAATAAATAATCAATCAATTAAGGAAAATGCAATTATGCCACTTAACCAAAACGCCCCAGATGCCGCCAGCTACCTTGCCGACGACATTGATGCACGTCCATCACAGGCTACTGCAGCCTCTACCTCAGTCCAGTCGGGCTGGGAAGCAGCAGAAAGCCTAACCGTTCAAACGGACTTCCCAACGGAAGTTAAGTTTGAAGACGGTAAACACCAGGTCTTTAAGTTCTTAGATGAGAATGGACCTTTTCTATCTACAAGCAGCACTTCCTAAAGCAGAAGACAAGCGGTAAGCGTTCATACGTTTGCATTGGTGCTAACTGCCCTCTATGTATCAAGCTAGAGGATAGACCAGAGAACAAGCGAGCTTTTACAGTCGTATCTCTAAGTTCAGAGCAGGGTATGCAACGCCAGATGCTTATTTCAGGCGCTCGTTTGTACCAGGCCTTACATGCCGCTCACTACTCACCGCAGGGTCCTTTGACTAAGGGCTACTGGGCAATTGTGAGAATTGGAAAAGGCCCATCAACCAATTACACGGTTACCCCTATTAAGGAGCGCGACCTCGAGGAAGATTGGAAGATAGACTCAGCAGCAGCCGTCTCTATCGTAGAAGCCTCAGAGGTATACACTCGCAATCTAATCAAAGAGCACTCATACGAAGAGCTCAACGAAATCGCTGAGTCGCTACTCTAAGAACAACAGCTTTGGGCGGGGGTTTGACATCCCCGCCCATTACGCTAATGTATTACTATGAATATAATTACAACTGCCGAACAACTTGCCGAGATGGTAGATTACTACCTTACTCAAGATGCCTTTGCCTTTGACGTTGAAACAGTAGGACCACAGAGGGGCATGACACCCGTAAATGAAGTGCTGTGGATTACTTTCGCAACTAACGGTCGCTGCGACGTTATTCCAATGGGTCACCCTCACGGTGATTTTATTGAGGAAGTTTATCCGCTAACAGGTCAGGGCGAAGTTCGTAAAGAAAAAGGCTTAACCCTAAGACCTAGCGACTATAGCCGAGATGCTAAAAAAGCAACCAAAGTTTTTGGCCCGGCACCAGAACAGCTATACCCAGCTGAAGTTTTTAAAGGCCTAGAGCCTTTGATGTTTAACGAGAACATCCTAACTATTGGACACAACCTTGTATTTGATTTAACGTCAGTTGCAAAGTACTACTCCAATAAAGTCCCTTATGGGCCATACTTTGACACTATGATTGCGTCATTTATCTCAGATAACAGAAATAAAAATAAGTGCGGTTTGGCAGACTGCCTAAAACGTGAGTTTGGTTATGAGATGGAAAAGGGAGTAGGAAAAGAAGTAGAAGCCTACGACTTCAACACCGTAGCTAAGTACGCTTACCTAGATTCTAAATACACATTTTTGCTATGGAAATCTTTACAGCCAAAACTTGATAATGCTGATTTAAACAGGGTAATGTCGCTAGAGATGGATGTTTTGGCTGTGCTTTGTGATATGAAGCTTACCGGTGCAACCATTGATACTGAATCTTTGAAGGGCCTTAAGTTTGAATTGGAACTCAAAGTAGATGAAACAAGGGCCAGAATCTACTTAATTGCAGGTAGGGAGTTTAATATAAACTCTAACCAGGAAAAGCAAGCCCTATTGTATGGGGCTAAAGAAGACGGTGGTAGAGGGTTAACGCCAAAAGTACTTACCACTAAAGGGGCAGAAAGAGACAAAGCTGGTACGGCACTATCGGAGTCGGACTACTCAGTGTCGGCAGACGCTCTAGAGCCTTACAGAGATAAAGACGACCTGGCTACTGCTTTACTAGAGTACGCGGACTATAATAAGTTGCTGTCTACCTATGTAATTCCTTATCTTGGGGGAGAAGTTGAACGCACAACTTCCGGTAAAACCAGAATTGAAGTTAAAGAAAGTCTGTTAATCAATGGAAAATTGCACGGCGATTTTGTGCAGCATGGTGCTGAAACAGGTAGATTTTCTAGCCGTAACCCAAACCTTCAGAATGTTCCAGCACCTAACACGGTACACGGCAAAGCAATTCGTAATTTGTTTGTCGCCCCTCCGGGACACACGTTGGTTGTAGCAGACTATTCTCAGATTGAGCCTAGAGTAATAGCGTCATTTTCAGAAGACCCTATTATGATGGAAAACTACCTTACTGGTCAAGACATATACACAACTATCGGTAATACCATGAACGTAGGTCGTAAAGCAGGTAAGGTGCTGGTACTCGCTATGGCCTACGGAGTTGGTCCGGATAAGATTGCTAGCCAAATAGGGTGCTCCAAAACAGAAGCAAGAGAATTGTTAGACAGGTTTGCAAAACAATTTCCAGCTGTATCTGCTTATAGAGCAAAAGTAATTGGAGCCACTAAATCAGGAAAACCTGTTCCGCATGTCAAAACACTAACGGGACGTAGGCGTTATCTGCCGGAAATTTTATCTAGAGATAACGGGGTTAGAGCTCAAGCAGAACGCCAAGCCTTTAACACTAAAATTCAAGGTAGCGCAGCCGACATAATTAAAATAGCTATGGTTAGAGCTTGGAACATGATTCCAAAAGAAGCAAAAATTATTCTCACCGTTCACGATGAATTAGTTCTTACCACACCCATAGAGCTAGCAGAGCAAACTTCAGAAGCTCTTAGACAAGCTATGGAAGATATAGAAGTTTTAAAAGTACCACTTATTGCAGACATAAAAATAGTAGAAAGATGGGGAGAAGCAAAATGAGCGATGGACAAGAGTCTGGTTTTGACTGGCTAAAAGGCCATGAGCATGAGCTACACAGGATACCAATTAGTACATTGCTAAGATGGTTTTTATACGATATAAATGCCGAAGATGCTTTTGAAAATGCAGAGCTATTTAACTTAACTCCGATAAGCGAAGAAGGCCACGAAAAAGAACTTGAGGACTCTTATGCTCGTTTGGATAGTATCGAGGATATTATTTCGTTTTTAAGCTTTTACGCAAACGCCACAGCAGAGTACGCTTTTGCAATGAACAAACGGCATCTTTTAGAAATACCCGGTATATCTGAAGATATGCTAGTTAGCGCAGAAGAACCTTTAAAGATTTTTTATCTAAATATGACAATGTCGTCTTTACTGTCCGCATTTGCAGCAGCGACAGAACTGAGTATAATTAAGCTAAACGGTACGTATACCGAGATTAAAAAGGAGACAAATGAGTAGCTCATGGTGGGCGGATAAGTTAGGTGCCCCAAAACAAACACAGCCAAGGTTACCTGAGCAACAGGTCCCAGTAGTACAACCTGGGATAACCCCTCAATATCCGGGGTATACCCCTAACCAAGGTTACCCACCAGTGACCCAACAGCCTCCGTACAACCCAGACTTAGCTGGCCACACGCTTCCTGCTAGCTCTATGAACCCAGGTCGTTGCCCTAACTGCTCTAGCGGTAATTATGGAAAAATGACACCGGAGACAGCGCCTCGCTGCTATGACTGCGGATATTCAATTCAACAATCTGGCTCAGGTATGCCGGGAGTTAGACTCCCATCAAACGGCGCTACTCAAGCCGCAAAACAAATCAGTACAGCAAATAATTTTAACCCGGGCACAATTGTAGACAGGATAGGCTAATGTCGCTTCAAAAAGTTCTAGCACAAATCAATAAAAAATATGGAGAAAATACGGTAGTTCTTGCGTCAGAGGTGTCGCAGCCTCCAAGGTTCACCTCAGGCTCGCTTTCCTTAGACATGATTCTAGGCGGGGGTTGGCCAGCAAACCAATGGCACGAGATTATCGGAGAGGCTAGTAATGGAAAGACCGCACTAGCGTTAAAAACAATTGCCGCTAATCAAATCAAAGACCCTAACTTTACCACGGTTTGGATTGCTGCCGAGGAATGGGTACCGGAATACGCAGAGATGTGTGGCGTAGACTCTACTAGGGTTCATGTGTTTACTAGCAATGTTATGGAAACAGCTCTAACAGCGGTCTTAGAGTTTGTGGAAACCAAAGAAGTTGACTGTGTAGTAATTGATTCACTTCCGGCTCTTGTACCTTCCGCTGAGGATGAAAAAGAAATGGAAGAGTTCACCGTGGGTCGCGGAGCCATGCTTATGGGTAAGTTTTTCCGCAAAATGGAGAAAGCTGGCAAACGCGACCTACTTGGTGGAGAACGTCCATTTATTGGTTTAATTATTAACCAGTACCGGATGAAAATCGGAGTTATGTATGGTGACCCGAGAACTACCCCAGGCGGCGAAGCAAAAAACTATTTCTTTTTTACTAGAGTAGAAGTAAAGCGCGATGACTGGATTGAGATAGGAACTGGTCAGGAAAAGAAAAAAGTAGGTCAGACTATCAAGTTCCAAACAAAAAAGAATAAGTCTGCTCCTCCGGGCCAAGCAGCCTACGTTGATTTCTACTTTGACGACGGTTCTGGGATAGATAAAGGCGAGTATGATTTTGCCAAGGAGATTGTATCCCTTGCAATTATTAATAAACTTGTAACTAGGGCCTGTGCTTACTATAGATATGCTGACCGCCAATGGCAGGGAGCAGATGCTTTGCTGAGTTCTATTCGAGAAGAGGTAGACCTACAAAAATCCCTTACAGATGACGTTATGGGGACTTTAAAGCTTGGCTAAGTCAGAAGGTCAAAAGCAGTCTAAAAAGCACGAGAAACGGCTTGCAAAGGCCGTAGGAGGCCAAAGAAACGTTGCTTCCGGAGCTTTTTGGTTTAGAAAAGGCGATGTAAGGTCTAAAGACCTTTTGATTGAGCACAAGTGGACTGGAAAAAAGTCATTTACGTTAAAGTCCGAGGTCTTGGAAAAGATAACAACT